TTCTCTCTTGTCTCTGTAGGTTTGTAAATTTTCTCATTTTCAGTTTTGCTTTATTTGTCATTTCATTCCCTCTTTAACTAGTTGTTGAACATGATATAAGTTGTTGTTACTTTTCTCCTTTATGCTACTGTATAGTCACTTCCAGCGGAATATCCTGCTGATACATCAATAGATTTTGGACTATTCCTATCTGGGCCGAATGGGTTGTTTTGTGGTATACCAGATGATGGTAATGGGTCACCCTTTCCAGAATCTTTTGCAATTTGCATACTAATCTTGTGTTTAAGTTGTTGTGATTTGGTAAAGGTGTGTCTAAGGTGTGTAATAATATAATTACCACTTAGTTGTTTATCTTCTTTGTCATCAGTGATAGCACTTATCGCACCAATTTCAAGGTTAATTTTATCTCCTGCTTGAATAAATGTTTGACCATTGATTTCTACATTGAGAATAGAACCGTGTTGGAATTGTTTTTTTCGTGCTAGTTTTCTTTGAAGTGTTTGATTTAGATTATCACCTTGATATGGATAATTTTCACCTTCAGAAAAAGAATATCCAGATGCAGTTGATACCACGAATAACTTTGTATCTTCGTGTTCTGTTAAATCTTTAGATGTATCTGGGTCTTTTGATTTGGAAACGATTGGTGTGGACTCCCCATTATCTGGATGAATATCTTTATCAAAATTACTTAGGTAATCATATTTATATAAGTCAAGTCTTTTGTTATACACATCATGGGTAATTAATTTAGAACTAATCATACCACTATTAAGATTGGTAACTGTGTCTTTTGATGATACTCTCTGGTATGCAACTATAGTATCTAACTCTTTTTGCACATTACCAACACCCTTCTCATCTAATTGACCACCAACATTTTCTTTAAAATAAAACTTTGGGTCTTCTCGACACATACTATCAAAAGTTCTAAAATGAAACCCCTTGGTAGTTTCATAGAAAAGATATGAAGGTGAAGAGTTGTTTAATCTGGAATTAGAGATATTTGATAAATGTTTAATACACTTAAATGGTCTGATATTTGGAAATATCATTTTTGTATTATTTGCTGTAGGTTCGTAATAGAACGCCTTTTTACTTCTGAGATAATTAGAATCTCTAAGTATCTTCTCTACAATTTCATTTGGTTGACCACTATATGATTGTGATACTCTACAAGTTGTATTTCTAAAACCCTCTAATGAACCAAACTGTAATGAAAGAACTTGTGCAGTTTCACCACTCTGATATTGTGAGTTAATTTTATAGATGATTAGTGGTGAGAGAGTAAAATCAATAGTAGTATCTGGTTCTGGAGATGCTTGGGGTGTTTGTATTTTTAATATTAATCTTTCTTCACCAATGATAGGAATATTTTTAACAATATTTGTTGTGTCTTTAATAACAATATCCCCACTGATAGCCGCAGTGTATATGTTTTCAAAGACATTAATTTCTTCTACGATACTATTGATATCATATACTTCGCCTGTTGTGGAAACAATCTGACATTCTTCAATTAAGAATTCGCCAGCGAACTGCAACTCATTCTTCGCAACCATTATTTACTCTCGTTCATTTTTCTTTCAAACTCTTTTACAAAACCATCAATGTATTGTCTTTGTATAAGTCTGATTTGTCTTTTCTTCTCTTGTAGTTTGTCCTCATATAGATAGTTTGATATTGCAGTCGCACTTGGATAATCAGTCGTATTCATACCAACATCAATAGTTTCTGTAGTATCTCCAGATGTTTGTGAAATCTCGTAATGATGTACCGCTTGTGGATTGTCATATTTGTCTGCAACGAACTGTTCAAATCTCTGAACACTCATAGGCCAGTCTTCATAGTAATCAACTATATCATTTACAGTAAATAAAGTCCAGTGCAGATTAACATCACCATAGTATTTGTGTGCAATCATCTCTGGTGTTTCACCATCTTTAACATCATAGTAATCAAATCCTAAAATATTATCTTTTACAGAATCTATAATCTTAACTCTAGCCATTAGGTCTTTCATAATAGTAAATTTACCATCACCTTTTGCACTGTAATAAATGTTTGGGAACATATCAAAGTATGACATATTAGTATCCTAACGCAAGTTTTTCTCTTGTGATGAGTTCTAGTTCTTTAAACTGTAACTCAATATTTGTTTCAACTGGAGGAGCACCACCTTCTTTGTGTGGTCTAAAGAATTGAACTCGTTCACCACCGTAAGTTACATTAGCACTTTCTAACACACAAGTAGATATTTTATTTAAAAAGGTATTCTCTTTACCCTCTGCATAGTAGTATGATATGTCAAAAGTAGCAGGAACAATCATAGTTCTAGAACTACTAATATCACCCTCAAAACTTGGTGCCATATAAAATCTAAACATTCTTGCAATTCTATCTACATTAACTGCTTCTGCTTCTGATTTAGGCATCATCTTAAATGAATAACTAAATGCCCGTCTACTAGTTCCTTGGAACACCATCTCAAGTCTATTATTAGTTACTCTACCAGATGCAAGTTCAATTGCAGCTTTAGCGCCTGGCGCAAATGTATCGGCGGCTGCTTTTAAGGCAACTTCACCACCCTCCATCAGCATTTTTTCACCCTCAGCTAATATTGATTTTCCAAATTCTGCATTAAATACTCCACCACCACTCTTTTTATATAGATTAGCGGCTGCTGTCGCCATCACACCCATTTCTACTTCACCGTATTTTGCAGTTTGTTGTACACCTACCGTTGACGGCATATACATTATAATAGAACTTGCAAGTCTTTTAGTTGCATTTGTTGGAACACTAACACTTGTTTTTTGTCCAGACAACCCCCCAGGCTGTAAATTACTTAGGTCTGAACCATATTTTCCTGCCGTAGATACATTCCTACCTTGACTAAACTTAACCTTTGCATTAGATTGTTCATTGATATTGAATATGATATAATGTCCTTGGTCGTTAGAACCCAAGTCTTCTGGATATGCAACGGTTTCACCAGAGAATGGATTAGTTGATGCATATGCACTTCTATCGACTCCACCTCTACCGCCTGGATTAGTCGCACGACCACCACCCAACGCATCAGATATAACATTGTTAATTCTATTCGTTGCGTGGTTAATTGCAGTGTTTTTTATCTCGTTTAGAAAACCTCTTAGCATCTTTATAAATATCCTTAGTTACATACTATTTAGGTGAATAATTATGGCATACCGTGGAAGATACATACCAACATACCCAAAAAAGTACAAGGGTGACCCTTCTAACATTATTTATAGAAGTTTGTGGGAAAGAAAGTTTATGGTATATTGTGACCGTAATGATAAGATACTGGAGTGGGGTTCTGAAGAGTTTTTTGTTCCCTACCGTTCACCGTTAGATGGTAAGATACACCGTTACTTCCCAGATTTTTATGTAAAGGTTAGAACACCACAAGGTTCTAAAAAATGGGTAGTAGAAGTAAAACCAAAAGCACAATGCAAACCCCCTAGACAACCCAAAAGAAAAACTAAGAAGTATCTCAATGAGGTTCGTACTTGGGCAATAAATGATGCAAAATGGAAACACGCAATAGAGTATTGCAAGGATAGGAATATGGAGTTTATCATTTTAACAGAAGTTGAATTGATGATATAAATAACTATATGGCAGAAGAAACTTATTTCGATAAAATATCAGCGCAGATTAAAACTGGAACAGAACCATACCAATGGTATCGTAACCGTATTAAGGAACTTGGTACTCCGAATACGGCAGAACTTTTGCGCTCTGGAAAACTAAACAAACAACCTATCCCAAAACACCTAAATATGTTTATCTATGCACCAAAAGGTGCAAAGAAGTTACCATATTATGATACATTTCCACTTATAATGTACTTGAAACCAGCAGAAGGTGGGTTCTATGGATTAAACTTCCACTACCTACCATACGCAATGAGAGCAAGACTTTTAGATGCCGCTGGTCAAAACGAATTAAGTGTGAGTGCAGTTGAAGGAAGTAGATTAACTAAACCTACTATTAAACGATATTTGTATGGGTATTTAAGGTCAATGTGTTTAAAGATAGAATCAGAAGATAACTTAACTGCGATTATGTTACCAGTACAAAGGTTTAAGAAAGCATCTGCTTCAACTGTATGGGCAGACTCTAGGAAGATGATTTAATGTCAAGATTTAACTTTTCAAATGTTTTAGGTGGTGCAGTATTTGGTTCTTTAAATGCATTTTTAGGACATAATGCATCCAGAGATGGTTATGCAAAAGCAAACCGATATGAAGTTATTATTCTATTACCAACTGGTGTTACACAAGGTTCAGCAGATGGTGCTGGTTCTTCTGCAATGGCAGGAAATGTTACGTCACAACTACATGGTGAAACTGCAAGACGTATTTCATTTCGTTGTGATTCAATATCTATTCCAGGCAGAAACCTAAGAACACAAATGAATGGTAATATCTACGGCCCACCCCACGAAATAGTTCAAGGACAAACCTTTGCACCAGTAGAAGCAACTTTCTATTGTGGTTCTGACCTTGCAGAAAGATATTTCTTTGAAGAGTGGCAGAAGATTACATACAATCCAGATACATATAATATTAACTATTATAA